CGAACGGGAAACACAGGGCGGAACCCATAGACGCAAACTTCCGTAGGTTGGGGATACACAATCCCAACTCGGAAATTTCTGCTCTGCTACTCCTCGTAGCATCAACCGCAGCGGCAAGCCACGGGTGATTCTCGAGAATTAGCTTTACAAGCAGATAAGGAACACGGTCACTTGCTTCCTTTAGATCAAGGGTAGCAAGCATACCTGTTAGGGAACCATCACGAGCCAAATCCCGGTTAGGGACTTGGTCCGTGAATCCAAGGAGGCCAGAACATGGCTCCTCTGGGTCTTCTAACTCTAGGACTAAACGACGGAGTATGCCCTGCTGCATGAACTGCATGTAGGACGGCTCCATCGCTATTACCCTAGGGCTCCTTAGCGTTTTAGGTACTGAGATCACCTTAACAGGCATCTCTTTACCAGGTTCAAGGAACTCGATCTGGTCAAGGAGGTCGAAGTGCCTCCAGATCGGAAGGACGAACTCCCCATATGGGAAGACGCTTTCCAATCTCTGAGTCCATTGCGGCATTCTGAACTTGTTGTTCCCAACAAGTCCATCTGCCGTAGACCCAGGACCATGAGCAGGCTGAATAGCACCAGTATAGACATCGCTGTCCACACTAGTGCAAACATCAGCAAACAGCAGCCGGGAGGTCCGGGAGAAGCTCTGTAAGAGCGCCTCTGGGACCGTACTTTCCCATGCTTCAAGTTCCTTCTCACATTCTACGTAGGCCTGCATCGCGCGAACTACACGTGAATCACTACACGGAAGTTCGATCTTTGCAAACAGGTTAGTTAACTGCCTGATCGCGAAGATGCAATCGATGCTTGGCATCGGTAGAAGTTGACCACTTACCTCATCGAACACTTGACGCATGAAACCCTGTAGGAATACAGGGACCATGTAGGTGTTCGGACCTTTCCTTGAAAACTTGAAAGGTCTGAACTCCCGGAGGTCAACATAACCTCGGTCGAGAGCTTTTTCAAACTCTTTTCCGAAGTCGGGAAGGGTTATCGTTAGGAACGAAAACCCTTCGTGTTCGACACGACGTTTGACGGTTTTAATGTCAAACGTAGTGCAAGTGTGGCACCACTCCGCCAATTCTTCAGCGGAGATGCACCATAGATCTATCAGGCTTTTCATGCTTCCTCAATTCATCATTGGGGTAACGCATCCTTAGTCACAATAGATCTGCATCTCTTACGAGGACAGTCGTTAAAGACTGCATCCGCTAGCAGAACTGATTACTCAGTTCTGTCCCTGAACAAGCTTCAGGGCATTCGCGTTCGTCGAAGCCGTGAGCCACGCAGTAAGCGCGTTCACGGAAAGCACTGCAGTAGCGGGATCTACGATCCCGTTAGTTGCAGGCGTATCGACGACGAGGTACACAGACGTCGACTCATAAGCCGACGTGCCGGTTACGAAAGGACTGGGATTAACCAGTCCCACGTTCAAACGCGCCATACGGCGCGTTCGACGGCCGTACTGGTGACTCAACTCCAAAGCGAAGTCAGAGCCACCAGTGCCTGTTGCGTAGAAACGTCCAGAGTTAACTCCGGACGAAACACGCACCAGACTCTGTGCAACCGCGTTATATGTAACGGATTGCGGATCGGCATACGCCATGTGACAGATCTCCTAGTGAGTGATGTCATATCTGACATCGTGATGGTTCTGGAGGCTTATGACGCTCCAGTTCGCCATTCACTACCAGTGGCTAACGCCAACGGCAGCAAGGATCGCCTTCTGTTGTAAAGTCAAACCAACATAAGACAATCCAAATCCGTACGGAGTCGCGGGAAATCGCATCTTCCACTCTTCTAGTTGAGTGAATTGCAGTCCAGAAACTAGAGAATTACCTCCAGCAGTCCAAACTGCTTGCTGCTTTTTATGGGTCATTATATACCCATAAAGAAGATGCAAACCGTCGTGGGAAAATGCGCCGACGTTGTGTAAAACATCGCCGACGTTAAAAGCCCAATCGACAGCCCACGACCACGGAGCAGCGTCCCAGACAATCTCAGGTGTCAATTCATTAACACCTAAGCCCAATATTCTATTGGCATAATCGGCGTGCTTCTGCATAGCCGACATGTTGGCACGGGAAACGGGTAAGAAGTATTCAAAACACCCCTTAAACCAAACATCTGTAGTGCTTATAGCACTATAGCTGTTCGCTGTTCCTTGCGTGCAAAGTGACGCCAAGGTTCCATCTACAGAATAGATGGTTAAGCCCCTTGACGCCAAATCGAACGTCGATGATTGCGGAAACGCATATCCGACACGGGTTTTCTTCCCGTTGCCGGCGTCCAAGTCAGCCAATATCTGGTGACTGTTCTTAACAGCCCTCATAGAATCGAGGATGTCTTGAACAAATGGACGCCAACCGAATTCCAGGTTAAGGTACTCATCTCCTAAGCCCTTGAAGAAC